GTTTCCCAGTCACGATCACCAAGCGCATCTCTGAACCCGTCATTGAACTTATCGGCTACCTTCTCTTTACGCTTCATGTGCTCCAGCAGAAAAGTAGCTCTCCGCTCTCTCAGGTCCTGATACTCATACTTTCTCCAACGTTGTAACTCTTGGATCTTTTTCTGAGCCTCTTCCTCTGGCAACTCCTCTGCTTGGAGCATTTCGGCCAGAGTCTGCATGTACTTCTGCTTGATGGCCTTTTCCTTATCAGATACTGCATCTTCATTAATAACCCGTATCCTATAGTCGGAAGTACGCTTTGCTTCCTCTCCAACAAGTAGATTGATCTTTGGAGCAGCTATAGGGTAATTTCGTGGCTTTACAGGAAAGGTATCATCTCCAAGATCGAAAGGATCGCAGAACTCCATCATCTCTTTCTCGTCCAAGGTGTTGTTATAGAGATCGATATTGGTTCGCATCTCTTTCCAACTGGCCTTGAACTCCTTAGAATACAATGCATTGTCTATTGCGGCCCTTACACAGTCCTCACCCCATTTCTTTCCTTTCTGGGCTGATGAACGCTTCTGTGATGGAAATCCAGGTAGTCCTGAATCTAAAGTACTGTCTGACTGCATCTTGCAAATTTAAAGATTTTTAGCTCTCTTATGGACAGGCATATACGGTGTACGGGTAAAGAAGTTGTCTTGTTTATGGCCTTTACGTCTAGCAGAAGGCCTTTTGGCAAGAATGCCTGTGTAATCTGTCTTTTCCTCTCTTGTAGAGTCCACTCTATGCATATCCTCTTTAAGTATCATAAGCATACCTAGTGCGGATACACGGTCATAGTTACCCTCATCAGGGTCAAAATTGATAAGCTCTTTCATCATTGCAGGTGACCACAGTGTATGAAGATTTAATGCATCATCATCCTCATGTCCATAAGCACTGTCCAATAACCATGACTTCAGAAGACTCCTACCCCAGGCGTTAACTGCATTAGTAGCATTAGTACCCTTAGCAGTATTACCACTCCCCACCATCTTAGTGATCTGCATATCCTTTAGTATCTGAGGAGTGTCGCATAGCATGTGCAAGGCATTCTTCTTATCAAAATACGCAAACATACCCTTCTTGTTATTCTCGTAGTTCCCTATCGCATTATAGTACTTCATGAGCCTATAACACACTTCATAGAACTTCTCAGCTGTGGATGGCCTACCTGTAAACTCGGCCACTATCCTACCTGTAAGCCTGTGCATGACTACTATACTCCCTAATGAAGTAGTAGTACTTGTATCATCATCATACGGGTCAATACCTGCAATATACAGTCCATACGGTATATGACCGTCATGGTCTGCTGGATGTTCCCGTATCTCTACACATCCTTCATAACCCTTGTTATCCCGTATAGGATAGACCCGAACAGGATACTTATCAGACACTCTATAATCAACAGCTCCATCCTTTATAATAAGATCAACCTTCCAATTAGCATCAGTCCACTTCTTAGGATTAAGCTCCACTTCTGCTTGGTGAGCCTTGATATCTTCGACAGGAAAGAGATTACCCTCTCGTTTCATCATTGCCTCCTGAGGAGTGACGGATCTATCCGCCTTCTCCTGGATCATAGCATTAGGGTCAGTAGTAGACTGTCTTACTACCTCCCTCTCCTGAAACACTTCTAACAGTGCAGCTGCTACGTCAGAGTTACCATTCTCATCGTAAAATCCCTTACGATTCAGGTACTCTCCACAATACCACCCGCACTCAGTATTACCACCTTTACGATCAAATACATTCCTTATACCATACACACGATAACCCTCAGGCTCTGAGAATAACTGCCTAATACCATCAAAATCAGCACCCTCGGTGTTATGAGTAATGATGCCGTTTCCTATGTAAGTGTTAGAATCTCCTGCAGTAAGGTTGTACACAGGCTTAAAGCCTGTCCTCTCTAAACTGACTACCCTCTCATGCCTAAGACCTATATGTGCGGAACCTAAAGCTTTAATAGAGGTACAATAATCATGAATGCGATCAAGCCTATCCTGCTTTTCTTTAGGGAATAATGTAATATTCTCCTTAAACCGGATGAGACTCTTAGCATCTCTGATACATAACTCAAACCAAGGATTCTTATCCAGGGAGTGGGACTCCCTAGGAAGTCTCTTTCTTATCTTACCATGTATGCCTAACTTCTGCAGTAACAGCAACGTCTCCTTTATAAGCTCCTCCGATGACTGAGATAACGACACTTCACATATAAACTTGCCAGGCCTGCTCTTATTAGGACGTATGGATACGTACCCGTCAGTGTCAAACAGGCCTCCTAGAAATGAACATACACTCTCCTTAGAGTAACTGTGTATATTATCAGGAAGTCTCTTATTCTGCTTAACCTGACCATATATACCTACAGCTCTTAAATGCTTGTTGAAATCCCCTATCCTCAGCTCCTTGTAAACCCTTCCGTCTTTGGTCTTCCGCTCTACTAAGGTTTTACAATCATAGTTATCCTCTAAATGCTCCAGTATCTCTGGTTCACAATTAGCAATACGAGTACTTTGGTTCTCTCCATAAGTCCCGTCACCTACCACCCATCCAACGGTTCTGGCATGAGGTAGCTCTCGACTAGACCAAATAGGGACCTCATCTATAACTGCAACATGATCACCAACTTGTAAAGACTCCGCTGGTACAAATTCATGCCCTATGATATTACCTCTACCTTGACGTTGAACGCCTTTATAAATAGGATGATCCAAACTACACTCTAAGGTTCTTCCAGAGTTAGTAGTAAAGACAAGACATTCCTTTTCAGAAGGAGGTTGCCACCAAGTTATAGGCTCCTTATTAAATCCCTCTTTAAATCCTATAATCCCTTGTGAACGTGTGAGATCTTTAATCGCTACCAATTCTCCAGAGTGATTCCAGACCTTCTGACCCCCTGTAAGGCACCCGCCAGTACCAAATGCTATCATAGTACCGAACGTATAATTACCGTCCTCCATAGAAGGTCTAGCAATAGCCCATGCCTTTAACAGGTGTGGGAACTTACCAGACTCCTCAAACATGATGATCTTACCTCTCTTTCCCCTTGCTCTCTCTGGCTGGTTCTTGAGAGTAACCCCCATGATCTCAGATCTATACCCTCTAATAGCTCCTGTCTTCTGATCTCTATAACTGGCCTGCTTATGCATGTTAGTGTTCTTGAACTCCTTAGCCTTTGTCCAAGGCGTCATCTGATCAATGAACGACATAATAGCCCATGCCTTATCTAAGAGTGCGTCTCCTTGCAGATATTCACCTTCAGCAGCGAGTGCATAACTCTTACTCTCAGGAATCATGAAGAAGTTCCTGCATAGGACACTAGCAGCTTTGAAGGAGTAACCACGGCCTCTAGTCTTAAGAACGGCACCGTGGAGTCCTGATCTTTCTGCCTGGTCCAGATAATGATAGTACAGATAGTCTGAGTCCCATACGTGAGGGAAATCAATGATCCTCTCAGCTCTCTTGACCCTAGACCCTTCTATCTGATCCTCGTGCTCCTTTGTAAGTAGTATAGGACTATAATTCAGATACCAATAATAGTATCCTGGTATCCACTCACCATCATCAGGTCTAATATGCCCTTCTATACACCTCCGCATCTCTTCACGCCAGAAAGCCATATAATCACTTGCTGGGTGTGGATTAGGCATAAGGTTAGTATAAACCCCATACTTCTTAAAGTGTAGAGCAGGTTGTCTGAAGTAGTCCATATCCTCTAAGACATGTGGCTTGGTGATGTCCACCTTCACCCTACCTCTAGTATCCCTCGCAAGATCCCTAGCCTTAGGTCGATCCTTGCGGACCATCCACCTGAGAATAGGCACCTCATCTACTAACTCTTTTACTTCTGCTTCTGGACGCATATGCAGTTGATCTTAATACCTCCTGGCCCCATCAGACCTTCCCCATCCTTACTGTCGTAGTAGTCCACATACTCTTGACCATGTACATCATCGAAGAACTTGTCCATCTCCTTGGCAGTTCCCATAAGAGACACCTCCTTTAACTCCCCTCTTGCCTTAAGCACTTCTACTGTGAAGTGGTTAAGGTTGATGTAATCGAATTCTGTTCCGTTAAGAATCATAATGTCGGATCTTCATAGAAGCAGCATCCTTGGGAGATTCATATCTCACACTCCTTAAGAACTTACCCATGTTATCCATACTGATCC